AGCAATAGGCTCACAGCTAGGATCAATATCAATACTGCGAATACTATTGATATAGATATCGCTTTGAAATAACATACTGGCTAACACGCCAACCCACCCGCCATGAATGTCTATGCTGACGAACTTGTTTACATTTTTACGTAAATTCTTAATCAACCATTCTTTGCTACGAAGTTGACCAGACCAGAACGCATCCATGGTACGCATTGGATCTGGACTTTGTCGTATAGCCTGCATCCAATGATGCAAGTGTTCTGTATCAATGTTCAAACTGTGCTCCTAGTTTATCAAACTTACCACATTGCTTTGAGCATTCTTTAATTCCGAATGTACTCCAACTACTTTCTATTTGATTAAAATATCCGCTGTCGAATATTTCATTTAGAGTTTGGGTGTTAAGGTTAGGCCAGTGACCTATTGTATCTAAGTATTGTATTCTAGATTCTTGTGTTGGGGGCATTGGTCGCAAATCTATCCAACAACAAGGAGTTACTGTTCCATCTGCACTAATATACATTTGACTATCACGTTGTGCTTTACAACTAATGGTCGGCAATAGATCTTGTTCAGCTGTTGCTACCTTACTGATCATAGTGTTGCTTTTACTCGTAGGATATAATATATACTTTGTTTTACCTGTATCATCTAATACATTAAACTTGCCGTCTTTAAACCGGCTCGTGTGCTTTACATAAAAATCTTTAAAGCCAAGATCTTGACTAAGGATCCTACATTGATCAATTTGATGTTCGTTATGTTGGAAGGCTAACATATCCCAACGTGCATCGCCGCCGGCATTAATAAACGCTGTTGCATTATCAATAATCTTTTTCCAGTCTGTATCTATTCTATATAAATGATGCGTATCTTCTAACCCGTCAATACCAAATACAATTCTTACTTGTAATCTTGCAAGCTCTTCAAACCATTCGGGTGTTCTTGCACTACCGTTAGTGTGCATAACTAATGCCATTGATGAGTTGTGGTTGCGCAGATATCTAAAAATTTCTAATGTATCTTTAGCAATAATAGGATCTCCTAAATTGCCACACATACTTAAATGATTTAGTTGTGATATGAAATCAATAGAAAACCATTCTTGAAACCGTTCTAGTGTAATTTCGTTTAATTCAATAAAAGGATTTAAAGGACCACCATTAATGCGGCGAGGACACATAGGGCATCTAGCCTGACACTTAGATGTAACCTCAAGATGTATTGCACGAACTTCATTAATGTTATACATTTTTTAATTCTTCTTCTATAAATTTTGCAATCGCTTTGTTTGTTTTTATACCCGGATGTCCTAGGTCTCTAGCCCAGTCCAAATTTCCAGGAATCTTCTTACATTTGAGAATTTTAGAAGTGTCGTGGCACCAAGTATATTCAAGATACTTACATTTGTCTTTCCACATCGATCGACTTATCTTACTCATAAACATTGCATTTGCAATCGCATGATTGTTATTTTTAAACCACACATCCATTAGCGTATTAGGCTCGCTGTCCCAGGCGCCGTAAGAATAAAAATTAGATCTATGATATTCAACTATTCTTCGATAACTAGGCCATATCACAACTATGCCTTTTGGAGTAGGATATCCGTCTTGCAATATTGATAAGTTATGCAAGTTGAGCAACATCGATCCTCCGCCTATTCCCATGTTAATAACAGGAGTACCTAGTAATTCTTCTAATCGACTAGGAACAGTATCACATTCATCTACTCCAACTCCATTAACTACAGAACATCCAAACATTACTATAGAATTTTCCCAATCTACATCTTTAAATTCTTTTGTTCTATAACCATCTGAGTTATACTTGTATTGAACTGTATTATTTCTATAATACCAATCGTCTGGTTGAGTTTTTAAATTTTCAGCATATCTTTCTTTCGTGTCCATGCCGGCCCACTTGTCTCCAAATCCCTGGTCCACCTGTAAAAATTTGTTATTCCTAATTCTTCTAGGTATTGTATCGAATGGATTATTAAACATTTTTAACTTTAGGTATTTTGCTATCTGCTGAGCTAACACATCGATCTGTTATACAAAGTTTAGGAGCAGAAAACAAAGTAAAATTATCTATTGTTCCTAGACTTTCTTCTTTACAACTATATGCTCTTTTAACCTCAGCACCTTTTATTATAACACTTTGATACCCACTATTGCAAGTCCAGTTATTAAATTGGTTAAACCTCAATGCATTAAATCTCTCTGCCTGATCTATGAAATAGTTTTCAGTACCATCTGTTAGGCGTATCTGGAATCCTTCTTGTTGCTCAAAATCATCTTGCATGATCTTAACCATATCAGGAGTATAACCATCTACAATAGCAGTAGCAGTATCATTGCTTTGCGGTTTAAGTGTTACATTAATTCCACGACTACGTAGACGTTCACAGCGTTCCAGTGTTTCATAAAACACGTCGGGCACCATTACTTGGTTAACTGTAACATGTACAAGTTCGTGCATGAGTTGTAAACATTTGTCTCCAAACTCTTGCTCCTTGGCAAATTCTGCGTGAAAGCTGGCTGTGATACTGCGCCGTTGTAGTAGTGATGTATTATCGCACCAACTCTTCCACCATTTAGATCCTGGGCTTAAATTAGTAGTCATGTGGACACTTTGATAAGGACTTTCAAGTTCATCTAAGTGCTTTATCAATTCTGGTAATTGTTTGTATGCAGTTGGTTCGCCACCGCTGAAACTCCAATGAAATTCAGTAAACCCATTCGCCCTAGCTTGACGTTTGATTTCATCTACTACTCGTTTATAGGTTTCTAATGTTTGATGATCAGGAACATCTGCTCTAGCATATGGCCAACAGTAACTACATTTATAATTGCAAAACCTGCCCAAAATCCAGCTGACATTAAACAATGGTCTATCTAACATTGTTTGCTGGCCAAATTTGATTATCTTATCAAAAGGAATGGACGATGGAATCATTTATTCTTTGTAGTGATTTAAAAAATATTCTAGATCTTCAGGAGTACCGATGCCCCACATACGTGGAACTTGTTTAATTTTAATCTTTTTATTGTCGCCAATTGCTTCATTAAACACAGGGCAAACATAAAATTCATTGTTAGTGCGTATGTCTTTTTCTATCATTTGTTCAGCATACTTAACATAGTCACTGCCCTTCTTCCAATAATAGATCCCAACAGTAGCATCGTCGCTGATTGGTTTCTTTTCTGCAACCTCTTGCACGAATCCGTCAGTACCAACTCGAGCAAATGACCATTTAGGATGTGTTGCTTTAAATGTAACAATGCCGCCATCAATCTCATCTGCTGTGAAACTATATAGTGTTTCGTTGCTATTCCAATCAACAAACTGATCGCTGTTAGCCATAAGTAACGGTTCATTGTTATTGATATATTCTTTGGCCAATAAGGTAGTACGAGCGGCACCATCTGTAATACCGTCTACCTGCACAATGTCACAACCTGGAGCAATTAGCCCTAGTAACTGTTTTAAATTGTACTTTTCATAATGTTCTTTTTGTACTAGAAAAATATAGTGTGCTTCTATGTTTAAATTTTCAACAACTACCTGTATCATAGGTTTGCCATTGACTTCGATTAATGGTTTAGGAAATGTGTATCCTGCTTGTGCAAATCTACTGCCTGCACCGGCCATTGGAATTAGTACATTCATTTTATTATTTCTCCAAGGAATCTTTTTGGTGCTTACACCATTAACTATATCTATCGCTTCTTGAACCTTATCAGATGTTAGATCGTTACTATTTTTTACTGGAATCAAATGAGCTCCGGAATCTATTGCGCCTTGACGCCCTATATGACTATCTTCTATGATCACAGTGGTCTTAGGCAATGCATTCATAGCAGTCATACATTTCCAATACATTTCAGGATATGGCTTTGTCCTACTAACATCTTCATTTGAAACATAATAGTCTACAAATTCCATAACACCAGTACTCAATAATGCTAATTTGATTGTTTCCCTAATACTATTGCTTGCTACAGCAATTTTAATACCTTGCGAGTTTATGTTTGCAAACATTCCCCGCAGTTTATTATTTTTAGGAAATTCTTTAATCAATTTAAAAGTAGCTGTTTGCTTGTCTTCCCATACTTGATTAAAAAACTTACGATCAAGTCCTTTGTATTCGGAAATCAACTCTAATTTACGAGTAGTGGTTAGGCCGTCGTATGTGCTAAGATGTTCTTCTGTAGTAATAACAAACTGCGGACTAACTCTGTTTAGCGCAACATTCAACGCACAAAAATGCAGTTCTCTGCTTTCGATTAGAACTCCGTCTAGGTCAAATATAATTAACTTGTTCATATTGGCCTTTCGTGGAATAGTTTCCAATACAACGTCTCTACTTCTTTCCATGTACTATCAGCAGTCATAGGAAATCTTGCTATGATATGTGGCTCTGTATGAAAGAATGGAAGCGTAGTACATTCTAGTCCTTTACTCATAACATAGTCATACCAAATAGTGTGTATGCTTCCATTTTTTTGATCTAGTTCTAATACGTCTTCGCACAGTAATTTTTTAATGTTATCGTATGTAGAGAAAAAATCACAATCAGCTATCAGTTTAGCATCTGGAGGATGTATCGGAAGGAATCCTACAGCATTTTGGTATCGTTCATATCCGGATGGCATGAACCAAGCAACAGGCCCCCTGTAAAACAAGTCAGGACGCATTACGTAAACAAAGTCATACTCAATTCCAGATTCTTCTATCATTTCAAGGCCCATTAGCCAACCTTTACGCATAATAAGAAAACCATCTTTGTCATCTAATACAGGATGCACTTTTACAGTAGCTGGTCTACCAAGAAGACTATGTATTTCTTCTTCGGTAACTTGTCTAGCTAATCTTAAAGGCCTAGGATTTAAATGGCGACCTATTGGCGGATTGTGCATTTTAGTTATTTCCCACGTATGGAAATATACATCAACATCAACTCCTGTACCGGGTGGTTGTTTTAGAAAGCTCATTGTCTTGCGACAATAAGGAAACGTTCTTAACTCGCCAACAATTAAAACTGCTATTTTCATTTCTTATCTTTAATGAATTCGGCTATTATATCAGCCATTACTGTATGCCCTTTACGAGTAGGGTGGGCACAGTTAGTGATATACTCTGCAGGAGCATCTAACTCAGTATAATGGTGCCACCAGCCACCGCTAGATAAGTGTTCCTTTCCTTCTAGCTTTAATAGATACTGTAGGAAACTATCACAGCCTTTCGGATATATGTAATTGCTCCAATCAATTTTATCGATTAGTTTTTTATTAGTAGGTTCAAGTACTGTTAGCAGTCCGCATAAGGTTTTTAATAACCAATGACGGTTGGCTCTTAGATCAAACGCACTTCCAAAAACAAATTTATAGCCATGCGCTTGGCAGAACGTTTGTGCTTCTAATATGTTTAGTATTACTTCAAACGCAATAAACTTTTCTGAATACAAATTTTCTGCATAGGCTTTCCACAGTTCGGCATGGGTAGCCCCAGGATCTTGCGGATTAGGCCACATAGCTTGAAAACTATGATGATTTTTATTATTATAGTCTTTTCTAAAAAAGTCAAAACGTTCCATGCCACTTAACAACAACACAACAATAACTTCGCTGGCATTTTCTAAATCAACTCGCGTGTTAATGTATAATTGTTTAACAGCCGCTCTATTTCCTACTCCGGCATGTCCCATGTTAACAGGAACCCAGCCTTTGAAATGTCTTTGACAAAGTTGATTTACCCAACTACCTTCGTACTGCTCTGCAACCAACTCCGGCTCATTCGTAAAGACTTCAATCTTGCCGTTGTGTTTTTTCCAAGTTTCATCAGTGTAGGCGCCAACACCTTGAGTAAAGCTGTCACCTAGACCAATAATTAATTTGTCGCCTTTTGCTATCTTAGGTACGTGTTCAATATACATTAAAGTACTCTCTATAATATTTTACTAACTCAACAGATGGAGTAGACTGATGTTGTATTGAATTATGAAACACTTTATAGTTGTGTTCAATAATATCTTTCATTCCCGCAAACCAAGATAGTTTATCTTCTATTGCATCTATTCTCTTTAGCTCTTTAATTATAGCATCTATTCTCTCAAATGTCGAGAGGGTGTCGTATGTTTCATCAATAAAGCCTTCGAATGTCTTATATCCTAGTTTACGCAACGCAACAAGACTGCCTCTTCCACCAAGTATAATAAAAGGATGCATACATGCTATAGGCTTAAAGGTTTTTTCACTAATGAAAACAGCCTGGTCGCTGTCTGCAAATATAGGTTCACTTACTACGCTAACCCAAGTATCTAAAAATACTTCTGTGAGTATCCTATCTATATAGAAACTGTCGTCATATTGGACATTTGATTTGCCGTATACTTCTAAAGGTAGCACAGATCTTGCTTCCTCAAGAAGTAGCATATTAGGGGGAATACTGTCCATATGATTAACATGTGTACCGTAATCGTTCATACTAACCAGTCCGCAATCTAGCAACCCTGCATTATACAATTCGCCATAAAACCAAATGCGGTGTGTCCTTAGTCTTTTTTGTAAGCAGTTATAAGTCTTAATCTCGTTGGTCTTTTTATATTGTAGATTAATGCTCCAGCTTTGATACAACTTTGATTTGTCTACTAGGAATTTAACATAGTGTTCAAAGTTTGTATAGGGTATAGTTTTAATTCTATCAACAATATTATTAGCAATACACCAACTATCGTAATTTTCTTCAGTGGTGCAGTTACCTGTTACATAAACAATAGCCTGAGGCGGTATGTTATAAGTTCTGCAACTGTCGTGGAACCATTGCCATAGATAAGGAGTATGATATCCTTCAAGACATTGATCTAATAGTATCATAGCCTTACCTTCTTGTACATCCTTTAGGTATTTAGGTATGAGCCAATTGAACAGGTTATCTTTACCCCTCGGTGTTGTCCAGTTATCTGGATGATGTCTTACACCTGATGCAATAATATAAGGATACAGTCCTTTGTTAGGTTTTATGTTTAAAAACTCAATCAGCTTTACAGCAAGCACAGAGGGATGAAACCGACTTAGGCCAGATGGATTAACGTCTGGACAATTAATAAAATTTTCAAGTGTGCTACCACTTTCAAAAGAAAAATTAGGAGGTGGAGGCCGCGCAGTCATGATAGAATTTTGTAAGTTCTGGAAACGTTGCTTCAAACGAGGTGTTACGTCTTTTGTCGTATTCAGTAAACCAGTTATAAAAATCCCTGCGACCTTCAGCAAGTTTATTTTCATCATAATTTGTAGTTCTCATATACTCAACAACGCGACTAAATTTTTCGCGCTCTAGTTCTGAAAATTTATTTCTGCGCATATACTCTAAAGATATTTCCATATACTTAATAAAGTGTTCTTTAGGCAATAGATTCATATCGTATTGTAGAGGTTCTTTTAGATAAGGTGTATCAAAGCGTATACGTTCTTTACGGCTAAACCAACTGTTGTACTTCTTGCGCCATTCTAATATCTTAACCAACAAAGAACTAAAGTTCGTAACGGTCAATATGTTAAAGGTACACATAAAAGTGATTGGTTGTTTAGTTTTGGTTAGGTATGTATCTAAGTTCTTTTCCCATACAGCAAGATCCAGTCCAGTTCGTATATACTCTGCAGGTGCTCCCCATGTATCAATACTGGTAAACAACTTAAAATGTTTAATCTTGTTTTCCTTTAATAACTTGTTAACTTTCTCCACAAGCCTTTCAATAAGGATTGGCTTAACTCCGAGGTTAGTATTAAGATTAAGCTCAAGATTAGGTTTAGGATTATTATATAAGTCATCTAGTAGTCTCCATGTTGATTGTTGTAGTAAAGGCTCTCCTCCTGTAATACGTAGAATGTTTAGCGTCTTACTAACTTCTGGCCACCATCTCCACCATGCTTCTACATAAGGATTAGTTTCTTCTTCGTATATTTTAAAGTAATCAACATCGTTGCGATGATTCTTAACCATTGTGTAAGGACCAAAGTCTTTGATCTCTTTGTAATAGGCACTAGAATGTTTAGGGTGGCAGTATCCGCACTTAAAGTTACACTCGTTGCCAAAGCTAATCTCAATATATTCTGGATTAACAGGAGCTAGAGGATCGGCTTTTATAGCTCCTAGTCGTTCTTCTGTGTAGATGCTGGCATTGCGCTCGTGTCTATCACTAATATGATTACCTTCTAGTGATTCAATGTTCCAACAGTACTGACAGCCACTAGGTTTTTTACCGTCTAGCATTTGTTGTCTTTCTGATTTCTTCTGCGGGGTATTGTGTAGTACACTAGGATCTGCTAGATCTAAGGGAATGTCGTGAGGACGTGGATGGTAACAACTATGTGTTTGTCCACTCTGTAGATATATAGTTGTATGATGCCACTTAGCCAAGCAGAATGTAGGGCTTATGTCGTTTACAATCGGAATAACTTTGCGTATTCTATCAACTTCGCTCACTGTTTGCCTCTTTTTGTGTATATCATATTGAAAAAATTATATAATCTTGTTGTAAGTGGTTGTTCTGCAATATAAGGTTTGATCCATTTCCAATTATCATCCAAGTTACTTGTTGATTTCATTACTGTTAATAATTTGTAATTGTGTTTAACTGCTTCTCGACACCCTTGTATCATTTGTTCAAAATCGTCTTCTGATAATAAACTTAATCTTTCTATTTCCTCAACAATAGCTTGCATACGAAGATCGTTGTCTAATATGTTATCATACTCTTCATTGATGTATCCATTAAAAGTTTTAAATCCTAGTTCTTTTAATCCTCTCAGAAAACCCGGAGTTGATACTACGATAAACGGTCTTGAACAAGCTATAGATTTATAAATTTTTTCTGTAGCAAACGCAGGGCTTAACTCATCTGGGTTAGTTCCATTTAATTCTTTCCAGTATATAAAAGGATCGTAATGACTTTCAATGCAGATGTTAATTGCAGATGCTTGTATTGAGTCGTATGTAACTTTAGACCATTTGTTTTGAACTATAGTGTTTGGTAGATCGTAAGGTAATGCCTTGATCCAATTAGTAATTTTGCTATCGTTGAAACCAAGCGAGTCAGAATCATCTAATACTTTGTTAATTGATATTGTTTTTTCAGCGGTGTTGTAAGGATCGTAATTATGGAAACTATATATTGTTTTACTAAGAATGTCACATGGCTTTGAAAGTAGTCTTAGATAAAAATCTAATCGCCATTCTTTATAACAACGACTTAGCATACTAAATCTAAATTTGGTACTGTCTGTGTTATACATAGGAACATCTACATTAGACAGCAGATAGTTAAAATATCCAACATTTTCTTTCGGTATGTTTAATCTATCTTGTACAAACTTTTGAAATAGTGGATCCATAGCAAGGAACCAAACCTTGCTCCTGTCTACATTATTTGCTGTTAGATCTTTATCGAATCGTTCAAGGTCATATGCATTTACGTAATCGCCCGAAAAACTAATTAACAATTTACTATTAGGATCGAAATTGATCTTATCCCAATGCTCTTGATTAAAAGCATCTGCTAACTCTAAATTTGATAAGACAAGATCATGTTCTAAGTATATGAAAATACCAGAATCGTTATTCCACTTGCTAATATGATTTAAACGAGTTTCATTCCATCCCGCACGTTTTGATGTTGTGGGGCTGTAGATCATAAGAAACCCTCAGCGATTAAAACTATTTTCATAGTAGTAATTATCTGAGGGTTCGTGCGGGTTAACGATCTTGTGGTTTTGGTATTGAATTAATCAAATGGATCATTAGCGTATGAACTGCTTCACCTAATGTTTTAGGTACCCGAACTGCTTCCGCGAGGAAGTTATTATGTAAAACCATTGTGGTCTCCTTATTTGCCGCTGTAGTCTTTGACTATGCC